TACAAAGATAACGTAAAAGTTGGTTCCGGTGTGAATACAAATGCTCCAGACGACGAAGAGTTGGCTGTTTCATTTGCAATTCAAAACGGTGAAGCTGCTGCGAAAGTAATGACTTTAGATTACCTTTCAGCAGGAAAAGAGAGAACAGCTAACACTGAACTCTAATAAATAATTATATTGTGGGCCTTCGGGCCCACGATTAATTTAAGGAGAAAATATAAATGACGGCAACAGACGTAAAAGCAAGATTCGCAAGTGGAGGAACAGCTACTTCAACTACAGCTTTAGCTGCTGAACAAGATCCAGCAGACGGAGCAGCATTAACGTTGACAGCAGCAGCTGCAACTTTTGCACAAGCTGATGAAGGTTCTTGTACTGTTCAAAAAGTTACGTTAACTTCTGGTTCAGGAGACGATAATTCTGATGTTACTTATACAATAGTGGGCACAGATGGAATGGGAGCTTCTCAAACTGAAGATATAGTAGGTGGAGCTGGAGGAGCAACTGTAACTTCTACTAAATTTTATAACACAGTAACAAGCATAACTGGAAATGGAGCAGCATCTGTAGATATAACTGCAGGAGTAACTTCAACAGGTATGCACGCTGTATTATGGACTGGAAGAACTAGAATAAAAGGTATGCACGGTGTTATATCATCTGCTGATAACTTTTTATTTAAAACAAGTTCTAGCACTGGTTCAACAATTATGACTATTCATGGAGATGCAGGAGATTTAGATCCTTACATTCCTGATGATGGAGTTGTATTTACTGAGGGTGCTTATCTTCCAATGGATCAAGGCGATATTACAGGGTTGACAGTATACCTAGACGCGTAGGAGCTTAAATGGCAAACACTACCTCTGGAACAACTACATTCGATAAAACTTTTTCTATTGATGAAATAGTAGAAGAATCTTTTGAACGTATTGGATTACAAAACGTAGCTGGTTATCAATTAAAATCAGCAAGAAGATCTCTTAATATTTTATTTCAAGAATGGGGAAATAGAGGTATTCACTATTGGGAAGTTGACGAAACTAATCTTGATTTAATTGAAGGTCAATCTGACTATGATTTTTTTAGAGCTAGTAGTGATGGTACAAGTGCAACGACAACACCTGTAAATGGAATCTATGGAATGTCTGATGTGCTAGAAGCACAATTAAGACAAAATAGAACTCAAACAACTCAATCTGATTCTCCGATGACAAAAGTAGACAGATCCACGTACGCTGCTTTTTCAAATAAATTATCTAAAGGAACACCTAATCAATACTGGGTTGAAAGATTCATAGATAAAGTTAGAATACACATCTACCCTACACCAGATTCTACTAATGCATCAAACGATATGCATTTCTATTTTATTAAAAGAATTCAAGATGTTGACTCAACTTACACCGACGCAACTGATGTGCCTTTTAGATTTGTCCCATGCATGGTTTCAGGATTAGCGTATTACTTAGCGCAAAAATATAAACCAGAATTAATTCAGGCTATGAAATTAGCTTATGAAGATGAGTTAGCAAGAGCACTAGCGGAGGACGGTTCAGCTTCGAGTACATACATTACTCCTAAAGCTTACTACCCAAGTACATAATGGCAAAATACGCAACAGGAAAATACTCAAAAGCAATATCCGACAGATCAGGATTACAGTTTCCATACAATGAAATGGTAAGAGAGTGGAATGGATCTTTTGTTCACATATCAGAGTTTGAACCTAAACAACCACAATTAGAACCAAAACCTATGAATGGAGACGCAATATCTTTACGTAATGTTAGACCAGCTAGGACAGAGCCAAGTGTCCCATATTTATTACAAACAGATGCTTTTGAAACATATGCAGCTGGCTCTGGAATTATAAATGTAACTGCTCCAGGTCATGGAATTACAAACGGAAGTACAAAAAGATTTAGAGGTGCTCCACTTGCTGTCACTGCTTCTGGAGGAACTTTTCAATTTACTGACCCACAAAGTTTTGATGGTATATCTGGATCAAATATTGCAAAAGCAGCAGGATACACAATCACTACAGGTATTTATGTAAATGATGCTAGAGATACTAGCGACTACTCAACTGCTAATTTTTTTCATTTTACAGTTGATACCAATACTGCTACAAAAGGAAATGTAAAAGGAGGAGGCGACGGTTGCTCTGTTGGACCCGTTACTTTAACAGCATGATTAAATATATAAAAAAATTATGGAAAAAATGGTTTGGAAAAGAAGAACCAAAACAAGAAGTTAAAATTGAAATTAAACCAACTCATTGTTTAACACATTTAAGATTTAGAAAAAGCTGTCCAGCTTGTTTGGAGATTATTAGATAATGGCAGGATTAAGTGCATCAGGATTAAAAACACAAATAAGAAGCTACACAGAGGTTGACTCTAATGTGTTGTCTGATTCTGTTTTAGAAAATATTATTTTAAATGCACAATATAGAATTTTTAGAGATGTGCCTATTGATGCAGATAGAAAACAACAAACGGGAAATTTAGTTACAGGTCAAGAAAGTATTAACGCACCCGCAGGAGCAGTTTTTATCAGAGGTATACAGGTATATGATTCTACTTCTGCAGTGACTGGACCTAATGTTTGGTTAGAGAAAAAAGATATAACATATCTTCAAGAATATGTATCTTCTACAGCTTCTGCTAGTAGAGGAAAACCTAAGTATTATGCCATGTTTGGCGGTGCTACAGGAGAGTCAGATACCACATCTGGTAGAATGATGTTTGCACCTGTGCCAGACACTACCTATAAATTTAGAGTGCATTACAATGCAGCGCCAGCTCTTTTAGAGAGCGATAATACCAACTATATTAGCTTAAACTTCCCTAATGGCCTGTTATATTGCTGTTTGGCAGAGACTTATGGTTTTTTAAAAGGGCCAGCAGATATGTTGACATTATACGAGAACAAGTATAAACAAGAGGTACAGAAGTTTGCGAATGAGCAAGTTGGAAGACGTAGACGAGATGACTACACAGATGGAACAATAAGACTTCCAATTGACTCACCAAACCCATAGGAGATAAAAAATGGCAATAACATCAGCAGTTTGTACAAGTTTTAAAGTAGAACTTTTAAAAGGCGTTCACAATTTTACAGCAACAACAGGTAATACTTTTAAGATTGCTTTGTACACTAGCTCAGCAACTTTAGGGGCTGGAACTACCGCTTATTCAACTTCAAACGAAATTACAAACACTTCTGGAACAGCTTACACAGCTGGAGGTGCAACGCTTACGAGTGTTACACCAACATCAGACAGCACAACAGCTGTTTGTGATTTTTCTGACGTGTCTTACACTGACGCAACATTTACAGCAAATGGCTGTTTGATCTACAACGATACAGCAACAGGCGATCCTGCTTGTGTTGCAGTTGCATTTGGAGCAGACAAAACTGTAACTAGCGGAACTTTTACAATTCAATTCCCGACAGCAGACGCTACGAACGCAATCATAAGAATAGCGTAAGGAGGTAGCAACGGATGTCCGTTACTAGAACTTATACGGTAACGGTGGTTAGCACCGGCTCTGGTAATAAATATGTTATTGATGGTGTTCAACAAGATACTTTATATTTAGCAGAAAGTGGAACTTACAGATTTGATCAAGCAGATTCTACAAACGGTGGTCACCCGTTAAGATTTTCTACAACAAGCGATGGAACTCACAACAGCGGAAGTGAATACACTACCGGAGTTACGACCAACGGAACTCCAGGTTCTTCTGGAGCTTACACTGAAATTACTGTAGCAACCGATGCACCAACTTTATATTACTATTGTTCAGTTCACTCTGGAATGGGTGGAACAGCAAACACTCCTGCATCAAACACATGGGGAGCTTTAGGGTGGAGCACAAATCGTTGGGCATCAGCCTCAGCGATTGTTCTTGGTTGGGGTGGATCATCTTGGAACGATGGTGAATGGGGTGAATTAGGTGATATAACACTAACCTTAACTGGTCAATCAGCAACTGTTTCTCTTGGAACGCCAGATGTTTTCCCTGAACAAGGATGGGGTAGAGATACTTGGAACTTTGAATCTTGGGGTGAATCAGGACTTACTGTTGAACTAACAGCTCCTGATGCCATGACAGCTTTTGTAAGTGGACAAGGATGGAACGTTCAATCTTGGGGTGAAAATCAAGGTTGGGGTATGGTTGTTTTAAGTCCTGCAGATGTAATGGGAGTTACTGGAGTATCATCAACTTCTAGTGTTGGCTCTGTTTCGTTTGCAATAGATACAGAATTTTCATTAACAGGAGTTTCTTCAACCTCCGCTGTTGGATCATTAACTCCAGCAGATGTGATGGGATTAACTGGTCAAGCAGGAACGTCAGCAGTTGGATCTATTTCACCAGCAGATGTTGTAGGTATAAGTGGTGTATCAGCCACATCTTCATCAGGATCTATAACAATTGGATCAAGTCCAGTTATAGTTCCAACGGGACAACAAGCAACTGTTTCTGTGGGAGGTATTGATCCGTTAGCAATTGTTCAAGGTCTTACAGGTCTTGCAGCTACATCTGCAGTTGGAACCTTAGTTCCAGCAGATGCTATAGGATTAACAGGAGTTTCAGCAACAGCTGAAGTTGCTGCTTTTGGTACTGCTTCTGGCTTCGGAATTCAAGCTTATGAAGCTATTGACACGGGTTCAAATTCTTCGTATACAAATGTTGCAACTGGCTCAAATACAAGTTATAGTGATGCAGCATAGGAGAAAATAAATGGCTTCAACATATACAGGTTTAGGTGTCGAACTTCAAGCAACTGGCGAAAACGCTGGAACATGGGGTACGAAAACTAATACAAACTTACAAATTTTAGAACAAATTTCAGGTGGTTTTACACAACAAGCAGTATCTGACTCTGGAGATACAACTTTATCAGTAACAGACGGTGGAACAGGTGCAACTCTTGCACACAGAATGATAGAGTTTACAGGCTCTTTAACTTCAGGAAGAAATGTAACTATTCCATTAGATGTTCAAACTTTTTACTTTTTAAAAAATTCAACAAGCGGATCTCAAAACGTAACTTTTAAATACGTTTCAGGTTCAGGAGACACTGTTGCAGTTTCTCCTTCATCAACTGCTATTGTTTTTGCATCTGCAAACGATGGTACAAACCCGGATATTATAGATATTGGAATGGGTGATGTAACACTTACTGGATCACAAACTTTAACAAACAAAACTTTAACAGCTCCAAAATTTGCAGACGGTGGTTTCATAGCTGACGCAAATGGTAACGAATCTGTAGTTTTTGGAACAACTTCATCTGCAGTTAATGAAATTAAAGTTACAAATGCTGCTACTGGAAACGATCCATTAATCGCTGCTAACGGTGGCGATTCAAACATAGATTTAGCGATAGCACCAAAAGGTACTGGTGAGATCGTGGTTGGAACAGGATCTGCAGACGCTACAATAACTTCTAGTGGTGCGCACAATCTAGTTTTAGACACGAACTCAGGTACAAATTCTGGAACTATTACAATTACTGATGGTTCAAATGGAAACATTGTTATTGCACCTAATGGCACTGGTGTTGCTCAAGCCGTAGATGGTGGAGATAACACTGCAGCAATTAAAATTGCTGGTAAAGAAACTATTTGGGTTCCAGCTGTAGCCATGTATCCTAACACTACAAATGGTTGTGCTGCTCTTGCTCAAACAGAATTATCTAATGGACCTGAAATTAAAACTTTAGATTTTGATAAAGACTCTGATGAGTTTGCTCAATTTGCTGTTGCTTTCCCTAAATCATGGAATGAAGGCACAGTAACTTTTCAAGCTTTCTTTACCGCAGATTCAACAAACACAGGAACTACAGCATGGGGACTATCTGGTGTGGCTATTGCAGACAATGATTCTTGTAATACAGCTTTTGGAACACAAGTTGTTGCGACAGCTAAAGCTCACAGCGGTACAGCAAACGATTTAGACGTAGCAGCAGAAAGTGGAGCAGTAACTATTGCAGGTTCACCGAGCACTGACGAGCAAGTGTTCTTTCAAATCTCAAGAGATGTTTCAGCAGATGATTTAAATGCTGATGCAAAATTATTAGGAATTAAACTATTCTTCACTACAGACGCTGCTAACGACGTATAAGGAGAATAAAAATGTCCGGATTCGGATATAATATATTAGGTTTTGGTAGCAGTGCAGCAGTGGCAGATCCAGCAGTAGATTATGTAGTTGTAGCAGCCGGCGGTAGCGGTGGAAACGGCCGAGGCGGTGGCGGCGGAGCTGGTGGATATAGATCCACATTTGGTTCAGCCTCTGGTTCAGGAAACACTGGCGGTGGAGGAACAATCGAGTCAACAATAGAATTTACATCAGGCACACAATATACAATCACAATAGGTGGCGGAGGAGGCTCTGTATCAGGAGATACAGTTGGAAATAATGGCGGAGACTCTTCCCTTTCAGGATCAGGAATAACAACAATTACATCAACTGGTGGCGGTGGCGGTGGAGCATACCTTAACAAAGCTGGAAAAGCAGGAGGCTCTGGCGGTGGCGGATCAGGAAGTGCCAGCGGTGGTTCAGGAACTTCAAATCAAGGTTCTGCTGGTGGAAACAGTCCAGGTGGTGTGAATGGAGCTGGCGGCGGCGGAGCATCAGCCGTTGGATCAAGCAGCGGT